GTCATATTCTGGAAAAGAAAACTTTGTTTCAAGACTGTTCGCAGAACCAGAATTAGCAAAAGCAACTCAGGTTCAATTACCAAGAATGTCATTTGAAATGACTTCTCTTTCATATGACTCTTCAAGAAAACTATCAAAGTTCAATACAGTAACCAAAGTCAATGCGAATGATGAGAATACTGTATCTAAAGTCTATGGTCCCGTTCCTTATAACATAGGATTTGAACTGAACATCTATGTAAGAAACGTCGAGGATGGGACACAAATCGTTGAACAGATTCTTCCATTTTTCGCTCCAGATTATGTTATCACATTAAATTATCTTGATGGATATGATATTTCTCTTGATGTCCCTATACAGCTAGATACTGTTGATTATATTCCACAATATGAAGGTCCAGATATAACACCAAGAATATTGACTTGGACTTTGACTTTTACAATGAAAACATTTTTCTTTGCTACAGAAGATAAAACTGCGAAAATCATTCGCAAAGCAATTGCGAATACATATGATTATGTTTCAAATACACAATATGTTTACCAAGCAGCTCTTCCAGACCCATATGCTGCGAACGCTAATAGTGATTATGGATTCACAGATATTATACAAGAACAACCGAATATTGGAAACTTTGAAGTGGCAGACAGTACAATATTGTTCACAGATAACGCAATAATATCAGTAGACGATAACGACGGATAACTAAAATGGCAAAACAAACAATTAATGTTGGAACATCTGCGAATGATGGAACTGGTGATAAGTTAAGGACTGCATTCACAAAAGTCAATCAGAATTTTGATGAACTTTATGCCAGCGGCGGTGGCGGTAGCGGCGCGCAAGGCGCTCAGGGTGCACCAGGGACTCCTGGTACTCCAGGATCGCCAGGAACGACTGGTGCGACTGGAGCTACTGGTGCAACTGGATCCACTGGTGCAACTGGTGCAACTGGATCCACTGGTGCTCCTGGTGCAGCTGGAACACCAGGAACGCCTGGTCCGCAAGGCGTTCAGGGCGCGACTGGTTCTACTGGACCACAGGGTGTTCAGGGCGCTTTTGGCGCTGGCGCTCAGGGTGCACCTGGTGTACCAGGTGTTCAAGGAGCAGCTGGTGGTGGAGCGCAAGGAGCTCCTGGAGAAGCTGGTGGATTTGGTGGAGCAAGTTTTGATTATACGTTTTTAACAAACACAACCGAAAGCGACCCAGGCGACGGAAAAGTTAAATTCAATAATGCCAATTTGACGTCAGCGACAAAAATGTATATCGATGACCAGAGCGTTGGTTCGATTGATATTCAAACATATATGAGAACTATAGATGATTCTACGTCATCTATTAAAGGGCATTTTAAAATAACTTCGCTATCGAATACTGGAAACTATGTACTATACACAATCGACGATGTTGTTGAACAGGTTGGTTATTTTACAGTAAATTGCGCAAGTTTTTCAAATACAACTAATTCTTTTGCAAATAACGAATCAATCTCAGTCACTTTAGCAAGAACTGGTGACATTGGCGATCCTGGTCCAATCGGACCTTCTGGACCTCCTGGTCCTGCTGGCGCGCAAGGCACATCTGGCGCTCAGGGAACTGCTGGATCACCAGGTCCAACTGGACCCGCTGGCGCACAAGGAGCATCTGGAGCGCCTGGTGCACAAGGAGCTGCTGGTGAATCTGGTCCTCCTGGTGCAACTGGAGACACTGGTGCAACTGGTGCGCCTGGTTCAACAGGAGAATCAGGTGCAACTGGACCAACTGGGGCGCCAGGAGCGCAAGGACCCGCTGGTCCCACTGGCGCTCAAGGAGCAAGTGGAGCAACAGGAGTAACTGGACCAACAGGTCCAACTGGATCATCTGGGGCACCAGGAGCTCCTGGTGCAACTGGCGCGACTGGAGCGCCTGGACCAACTGGAGCAACAGGAGCGCAAGGTGTTGCTGGCGCTCAAGGAGCCACTGGCGTTCAAGGATCTGCTGGCGCTCAGGGAACCGCTGGAGCACAAGGAGCAACTGGTCCTACTGGTGTTCAAGGAGCACAAGGAGCACAAGGTCGACAAGGTTCAACTGGTGGCGTTGGGGCACAAGGCGTGGTTGGTCCAGTTGGTCCGATTGGTGTGCCAGGAGAAGGATTTGTCACTTATGAGTTTATTAAAGATTTAACATTCTCGAGCGGAGTCGTAACTCACGATTGCGCTAATGGAAACAATACTGTGTTTGTGCATTCTCAAATTGCAAGCAATTTTACTGCAAATTTTGCAAATACAGCATTGCCAACAAATACCGCAATTGGGTTGACTATAGTTCTGAACCAAGGAGGAACTGCATATCTACCAAATGCTGTGCAAATTGGAGGAGTCGCGCAAACAATAGTTTGGCTTGGTGGTGTAACGCCAAATGGAAATCCAAATAAAACAGATATTGTATCATACAGTATATTGAATAGGAATTTTGTCTATACAACATTCGCGCAATTAATATCATTCGGATAATAATATGAAAACATTTACTAGAACATTAGCATTCGGAAAAACTAGAACTGAAGTCCCATCGGGAATAAAAACGAAAAGAGGAATATTATTTGATAATGATGGTTGGGTAATACAATCTCAATTTTTATCACAAACATCTAGATTAGTTTATGTTTCGGTTTCTGGTGGTGATGACGCAACAGCGAATAGTAATCAATATGGTCGCAGCTACTATTTACCAACCGACCCAGTAATCGGACCAGACCCAACGCAGCCGATCGGTCCAATAAATTCACATCAATCGTTATTATCAGCATACACTGCAGCCAGATGTATTCCGACTGGAACTGCGTCAAGATTCCCAGATTGGGTTTTGTTTAAGCGAGGAGATACTTTTGACTTCTCAACATTAGTATCAGGAAATCCATATCCAGGTAGTAGATTTTTATCTGAGAGCACGCACGGTGGCCCTAGTTTTAATCAGAGAAGGGTTTTTGGTGCATATGGAGATATTGCAATAGATAGACCCAAAATATCAAACGCAAACAATTTAAGTGGGATTTGGGGAAGGCAAACACAAAGCAATTATTATATATTTTCTCTTGAATTTTTAGACACTTCACCATATGGTACTGGATTTGCGCAAGTTTTATATGGACCAAAAAATATCCTATTAGAAGATATTAAAATGGAAGCTGGTGGACTTGGTACAAATCAAACTTCTGAAGATCAAAATGCAAATTTCATCATTAGAAGATGCGTTGCTACTAGTGCGTATCGACTAGCGGAAACTTTATCTGATGGGACTACTAGAGATCCACACGTTCAGGGATTCTTTACTTCTGCAACAGATATTAATTGGGTGTCTGAATGTATTATTGATATGTGCGGATATAAGGAAAACCCAAGGAAACCATCAACTTGGACTGCTGGTGTAACTTCATCTGGCGTGAGAGGAGAATTACCTGCTGGTAATTTCTCCACTCAAACTAATGGCGTTCAACCGACAAGAACGTTTTTCGATAGAAATTGTTATCTATCCTCATATAGAGAACTTGATTTTGAAGGTAACATAATTTCAAGAGGCTCTGGTGGTGGGTGTGTTCAAATGAGAGTTGGTGGGACTGCTAGAAACAATGCATTCTTATGGAATCAACATGCAATCAATATGGGAAGTAACGAAGGCGCACGGGCATATTTTCAAAACGGTGTTATTGAAAATAATCTTGTATTACATGACGACCATATGTTGCCACCTGGTGGTTATGCTGCTGGATTCTCAGTCGGGGTTGGTGAAGAAGAAGGCGCAATAATTAGGTCAAATCTTCTGTTACATTTTCACAGATCGACTAATGGTGGATTGGGTATGTTAGCTGGTATTGGAATTCCAGCTTCACCTAGTGGAGCACCAAAAGAATCTTCAAAAATAATGTATATCGACGATAACGTTGCAATAAGTAAAACTAATTCAATTATCGTAATGCAAGTAACCACACCAACTATTGCTGGAGTTCAAGAAGCAAAAATTGGTAGAAATGCTTTTGTTAAATTGCAAGATGGTGCTGCATTTAATGGTGTTTCTACATCAAACACACAATTCGAAATTGGAACTGCAAACACTGGTGGAAATAGTTATTACGGCAATTGGAGAGAATTCGCGAATAGCGCTTGGCAATCTTCTGGCAAAGATACCGCCAGCACTCTCTATACAACTCTGGAGAGTCTTGGCGTTGCATTAGGATGGCAAGCGAATGCTTGGGAAAAAGATATCGTTTCATATATGCAACATGTTGACCCAACATATGTTCCAGATGAAAATGTAACTGTTGATTTTTCTGCTCCGATTGAATATAGAAGAGCAAACGCACCAAATGTTTGGTACGTTCTACAAAACTCCCAGTTATATGGTGGTGGAACGGGGGTTAATCTAACAGAATCAGACGCTAAGTTAACTGCAAGAAGATACCATGCAACAATAACTTTCTTGAATAGAGCCAAAGCAAATAGAAAAGGTTCATGGGATGAAGATTATACAGCAAATTCCATAAACAACTATTTTAGAACTCAGTTTAATAAGCCATTGGTGACTAAGAGCCTTTAATGGAAACAAAAGATAAACTCGCTGAAATATTTGACGTTGAACCTGTTGAGGTTGAAACAAAACCAATTGTTGAAGTGAAGCCACAACAAGTTCAATCTTATGGTAATGATCTGGAAACAGATTATGAATACACAAGATCAAACCTTTATGATTTGATTGACACAGGTAAGCATGCAATCAGCGGGATTCTTTCTGTTGCAAATGAGTCGCAGCATCCGAGAGCATACGAAGTTGCTGCGACTCTGATTAAAAACATTGGGGATGTTAGCGACAAGCTGATGAATCTTCATAAAATGAGAAAAGATATTGATGGGAAAGTTGAACAGCAAAACATTAATGTTGACAAAGCAATTTTCGTCGGCTCTACAAGTGATCTGCTACAGAAAATAAAGAATGGCGATACTTAATGTAAAGAACTATCTTGGTTCACCAAAACTAAAAGCAATTGGTGTACAAGTCTCTCTGAATCAAGATGAGTTAGAAGAATATATTCGTTGCGCGCGAGATCCAATCTATTTCATCGAACGCTATGTAAAGATTGTAACAATTGACCGTGGATTTGTGAGCATCTCGCTTTATGATTTTCAGAAACAAGCAATTACAACATTCCACGATGAACGTCAAGTTATTATCAAAGCAGGCAGACAGGTTGGTAAAACAACTATGGTCGTTGGTTATCTGCTTTGGTATATACTATTCAATCAAGATAAGACCGTTGCTATTCTAGCAAACAAAGCGAAAACAGCCAGAGAAATTCTGAGTCGAATTAAATTAGCATACGAAGCATTGCCATTGTGGATTCAGCAAGGTGTGAAGACTTGGAACAAAGGTGACATTG